AGCCGGCCATCGACCACAGCCGCGCCCTGCGCGAGGTGGCTTCCCTGGGCGTGGAGACGGACAACCTGGCGCTGCTCAGCCGCGCCGGGATGGACTACGCGGCGCGCTTCGGGGAGTCGGCCACCGGCTTCGTGCGCTCGGCCTATGACATCCAGTCCGCCATCGCCGGGCTCACCGGGGACGAGCTGTCCCGCTTCACCAGCGCTGCCAACATCACCGCCAAGGCCACCAAGGCCAGCGCAGAAGAAGTGACCGGCTTCTTCGGCACCATGTTCGGGATCTTCCAGAAACAGGCCGACGCCATGGGCCGGGGCGCCTGGGTGGAGGCGCTGGCCGGCCAGACCGCCCGGGCGGTGCAGATGTTCAAGACCACGGGGCCGCAGATGTCGGCCGCCTTCGCCAACCTGGGCGCGGATGCCACGTCCATGGGCCTGTCCATGGCCGAGCAGTTCGCCGTGCTGGGCCGGCTCCAGGCCACCATGGGCGGCTCGGAGGCGGCCACCAAGTTCCGGGCGTTCCTGCGCGGCGTGGGCAAGGCCCAGGGCGAGCTGGGGCTGTCCTTCAGCGACGCCCAGGGGCGCATGCTGGCCCTGCCGGAGATCCTGGAGCGCATCCGCGGCAAGTTCGGCCAGATCGACACCGTCGCCAAGAGCGACCTGCTCAAAAAAGCCTTCGGCTCGGACGAGGCGGTGGCCCTGGTCAAGCTGCTGCTCTCGGACACCGAAGGCCTGCGCCGCAACATCGCGGCCATCGATTCCGCCGGCGGGCTCCAGGCCGCCTCGCAAATGGCCGACACCATGGTCGACCCCTTCGAGCGCCTGCAGCGCGTCGTGGAGAACGTGGCCATCACCTGGGGCTCGTTCTTGCTGCCCCTGATCACGCCTTACGTGGAGAAGCTGAGCGCCGCCGGGCAGGCCGTGCGCGCCTGGGCCGAGCGCTTCCCGCACCTGACGCGCCTGCTCGGGCTGGCCTCGGTGGGCGTGTTCGGCTTCATCCTGGCCGTGGCCTCCCTCAAGATCGCCGTGGGGCTGCTGGGCTTCGCCCTGCTCCCCTTGCGGGCCGGGCTGATGCTGCTCCGCGCGGCGGTGCCGGTCGCCGTGTGGCTGGCCTCCACGGCCGCCATGCTCGCCTGGCGTGGGGCGCTGCTGGCCCTCCAGGGCGTGCTGCTGCTGGCCAAGGTGGCGGTGTGGGCCTTCAACGTGGCGCTGTGGCTCAACCCGATCACCTGGATCGTCGCCGCCATCGTGGCGCTGATCGCCGCGATCGCGTTGTCGGTCGTGTACTGGGACGAGCTGAAAGCCGCCGCCGGTGCCGCGGCGGACTGGCTGCTGGAGAAATGGCGCGCGGTGCAGGCGTGGTTCGCCGGGTTCGTCGAGGGCTGGGTGGCCCTGTTTCAAGGCGCGGTGCAGCAGGTGGCCGGGTTCTTCGCCGGCCTGCTGGGGCCGGATTCCTTGCTGGGGCGGCTGGCCGGGCTGGCGGGACTGAATCTGGAGGGGGCTGGGGCCGCGTCGGCGGGGACGCTGGCCCGTCGGGGCAGCGAGGCGGCCGTGGTGCCGGGCGCGGCCCGCGCGATCTCCAACGTGGCCAGCGCCACCGACAACTCGCGCCGGCTGGCCATCGGAACGGTGAACGTGACGTCGTCGAAACGGCTGGAAGGCCACGAGCTGATCCGCCAGCTCCAGCTCGCGGCAGACGGGTAGGCGGGTCTACTGGTCCATGGGGATGATGCCGGCCAGCTTGGCGATGCGGCGCAGGCAGCCCAGCCAGTCGTCCAGCTCGCCCACGTGGCCCCAGTGCACTTCCTCGGGCGCCAGGTTCAGGTGCTCGTGGCTGTGAGCCAGGAGCTGCTCCAGCAGGCGGTCGACTTCCGCCTTGCGGTCGATGAAGGCGGCGAGGGCGTCGGCGTTGGGCTCTGTGGGTTCGGCCATGGTCTCCTCCTTTGGCGGTTGAAAGGGTTCGAGACCATGGAGTCGTTGGCGCGACATCTCAAGCTGAAAGATGGCCCTCGGAGGGGCTCAGAACATGGCCGCTGAGTACGACCTGGAGCTGGTTTCCGGTGATCTGGCGTTCGGCCCGGACGACGAACCGCGCTTCCTGGCCGGGGCGGCCGCCATCGCCCAGGACGTCAAGCACCGGCTGATCGAGTCCGGTCTGGCCGCCGAGCTGGTGGCCGACGAGGCCGACCCTGACGCGGCGCTGGCCGCCATCGCCTTCGCGGTGGAGGAGGACGAGCGCATCCGCCCCGGCTCGGCCAGGGCCGAGCCTGCCGCGGCCGGGCAGATCACCGTCACCGCGCGCACCCTGGATGGGGCGCCCATCACCGAGATTGTGAGCACTCAAGGATGAGGCAAGCGATGGAAGCAGAGATCACCCGCGAGGTCGTGGCCGAGGCCACCGCCCGCTACCTGGCCGCCGGCGGGGCCGTCACCGTCCTGCCGGACACCGTGGAGCTGCAGCGGGCGCACCTGGCCTTCCTGATGCGCCTGGAGGGCGTGGAGGAGCTGGATGAACTTTGAGGCCATGCTCTCCGGCATCGCCTCCAGCGAGGAGGAGGTGCGGGCCGACCTGCGCGCCGATCTCCAGGCCCAGGGCTCGAAGATCGCCAACACCTCGCCTTTCTCGCCGTTCTTCCGGCTGCTGGGCGCGATTTTCGCCGCGCCCGTGCTCACCCTGCGCGCGCTGGTGGTGGACACCGTGCTGCCCTCGCTGTTCGTGCAGACGGCCGCCGGCGCCGCCCTGGACACCCTGGCCTACGGCCTCGACGAGACCCGCAAGCCGGCGGCCAAGGCGCAGGGGCTGCTCACCTTCCGGCGCGACGGCACCACGGGCGATCTGGCCATCCCCGCGGGCACCGTCGTGGAGTCCCCGCCCATCGAGGGCGTGGTCTATCGCATGGTGACCACCGCGGCGGTGACCATCTTGGAGGGCAGCACTTCGGCCGTGGCGGCCGCGGAGGCGGAGCAGGCCGGCGCGGCCTGGAACCTGGGCGACGGCTACTATTCGCTGCTGCCCACGCCCGTGCCGGGGATCACCGCGGTGGCCAACGAGGCCGACTGGCTGACCAGCCCGGGCCGTGGCCTTGAGAGCGACGCGGACTTCCGGATGCGCCTGCGCCTCAAGTGGCGCCGTCAGTCGGGCTGGCACACCGCGGACACCTACCGCTCGCTGATCAGCGACGTGGCGGGAATCGACCCGGGCGACGTCTACTTCGACCTGTCCGCGCCGCGCGGTCCCGGCTCGGCCGACGCGTACATCCTGACCAGCGCTGGCATCCCGTCCCAGGCCCTGGTGGACTCCGCCGACGCCCACATCAACGCGGACGGCAACCACGGCCTGGGCGACGATCTTGCAGTGCGGGCCATGCCGGCGCTGCCGGTGGCCATCGACGTGACGGTCACCGCCGACGCCGAGTCCACCGCGGCCGAGCGGGCGCAGCTCCAGATCGACGTGGAGGACCTGTTGCGCGCGGCGTTCCGGGAGAGCGCGGCCTACCCGGACGTGCCCCGCGTGGCGCCCTTCGAGCGCGTGTCCCGCTCGGCCCTCGCCGGCCACGTCCACGAGGCGTTCTCCCTGGTGGAGGCGGTGGACTGGACGGCACCGGCCGCCGACCCGCAGCCGGGGCTGGAGCTGCCCGTGCTGGGCACCGTGACCGTGACGGTGGTCTGACGTGATCGACCCCAAGGACAGGCTCCCCTTCTGGTTCGCGGGCCCCGAGGCGCTGAAGCTGGCCACCGCGGCCCGGGCCTCCTGGGCCCGCTGGGAGACCTGGCTGGGCGAGGTGGCCCCGCAGGCGGACATCCGGGTGTGCTCCGCGGTGGCCCTGGCGCTGCACGCCGCCGACCGCGGCGTCACGCGCCTGCCGGGGGAATCCGAGGCCCTGTGGCGCAACCGGGTGCTGCACGCCCTGACCACCGCGGTGGAGTCGGGCTCGCGGGCCGGCCTGGAGCTGATCCTGGCCACCTACGGGGTGCAGAATTTCTCGGTGGCCGAGCGCGTGGCCGGGCTGGACTGGGACGTGGTGGTGGTGGAGCTGGATCCCGACGTGATCTCGGCCGACACCACGCTGCTGGACCGCATCTTCGCCGAGTGGGGCCGGGTCTGCCGGCGCTACCAGATCACCCACACCGTGACGACGCCAGCCTACCACGCCTCGAGCATGACCGACGAGCTGCAGCACGTGGAAGTGGCTGCGTAACTGGGAAAGGAGTCCGATGCCTTCCGTGATCACCGACGCCGGGCGGAGCTTCATCGCCGCCGAGACCGCCGCCGGCCGGGCCGTGAACCTCACCACGGTCAGGCTGGCCAACCCGGCCTTCGCCGACCCGTCGGCGCCGCCGGCGCCCAGCCCCACGCTCACCGACGTGGAGGCGCCCCTGGTGCACACCGCGCCCGTGTCGGGGGTGGGCAAGATCGACCCGGACAACGTGGCCTACTCGGTCTACCTGGACACCACCGTGGGCGACTTCACCGTCACCCAGGTCGGCTACTTCGCCGACGACGGCGCCGGGGGCCTGGTGCTGGTGATGGTCTCCAACATCCCGCCGGTCTACAAGCGCGCCAACGGCCCTGGCCAGACGGGCAACAACTACAAGCACACCGACATCCTGCAAATCGCCGGCGCGGCCCAGGCCACGGGGATCACCGTGCCCGCGGCCACCTGGCAGCTCGACTTTCGCGCCGAGCTGATGCGCCGCCCGCCTTACGACGTGGTGGTGGGCTCCCAGGCCCAGGTGGACGCGGGCGAGGCCACGCACACCGTCGCCCAGCTCTCGGACGCCACGGTGCCGGCGGGGGCGCGCGTGCTGCTGCTGGCCGGCACCCACGCCCTGGCCGCGAACCTGGCCCTGAACAACCCGGACGTGGTGCTCGAGGGCGAGAGCGCCGAGGCGGTGCTGGCCCTGGGCGCCTGGAGCCTGACCCTGGCCGGGGCGCGCACCCAGGCCCGCCTGCGCGTGATGCGCACCACGGGCACGGTCACCGTCTCCGGCACCGGTGCGCGCTTCATCGGCATCGAGCTGGACATCGCCGCGGTGAGCGTGGCCGACGGCGCCTCGGCCGAGACCACGGGCACCAGCGGGGGCTCAAAGCGCACCGGCTCGCAAACGGTGATCCAGACTACCGAACTGGCGGTCAAGGACAACGTGGTGCGCCTCAACGAGGGCGAGACCGGCGCCGGCGTGAGCCTGGGCACTGCGGGCCTGGAGGTGGAGCGGGGCAGCCTGGCCGACGCGCAGCTCGTGTGGGACGAGGCCGCGGGCGCATGGCGGGCCGGCGCGGCGGGGAGCCTGGCCGAGCGCCAACGCAAGGACGAGAAGGGCGCCGCGAACGGCTACGCCTCGCTGGACGGTGCCGGGGATGTGCCGGATGCGCAGCTCCCCGCCGGCATCCAACGCACGGCCGAGAAGGGCGCGGCCAACGGGTACGCCGCCCTGGATGGTGCCGGCGACGTACCCGACGCCCAGCTCCCCGCCGGCATCCAGCGCACGGCCGAGAAGGGCGTGGCGGGCGGCTACGCCTCGCTGGACGGCGCCGGCGACGTGCCCGATGCGCAGCTTCCGGCCACGGTGGAGCGCACGGCCAACAAGGGCGTGGCGAACGGCTACGCCTCCCTGGACGGCGCCGGCAAGGTGCCCAGCAGCCAAGCCCCCGACCCGGCGGCCGGCTCCATCGCGCAAGGCCACCTCAAGACGGCCTCCGGCGAGGTGAGCACCGCGGGCTCCACGCTGGTGAACCTGCTGCTCCCCGGCGGCGAGTACGGCTTCTACCCGCGCATCGGGGTCACCGGCGGGGCGCCGCCGAACATCTTCGGCGAGGCCCAGATCGCCGTGAGCATCGACCTGACCGGGCAGGAGGGCATCTTCTTCACCTACGTGTCGGCCAAGGCCGGCAGCTCGCAGACCAACGCCATCGTCTGGCAGCGCTACCTCCAGGCCTCCCCGCCCTACGACCTGGGGGACGGCGAGGTGCCCCTGTTCGTGTTCGCGCTTGTCGAGCGCGACGGCGCCGTGCGCGCGGTGTACACGGCGCCCGATCCGCCCTGGGCCAACAACGGCCCCACCGACATCCGCCCCACCCACCTGCGGGACGGCCGGCCCGTGCGGCGCCGGCCCGTGCGCCCGCCCCGGCCCGCCCGCGCCGGCCGTGCAGCCATGGAGTCCTGGCTGGAGGCGGTGTGCCGCTGCGAGGCCGAGGAGATCGAGGTCACGGCCGCCTTCAAGAACTCGGACATGGGCCTGATCCCGCACCCGTTCCTGGGCAACGACCTGGCCGGGCGCACGGTGGTGCTGCTGGATCCCGTGGCGCCGCTGACCGGGCGCCTGGCCGCCCTGCACGAGGCGGGCGAGAGCGTGAACGGCCTGCTGCACGAGGACTGGCTGCGCATCGACAACACCGCGCTCACGCGGGCCTGCCCGCCGGGCGTAGCGGTCTGCGGCGCCAAATGGAGGAACAGCCGATGAAGGTGCGCGAGATCAAAGGCAGCCGCCTGGCCCGCCGGCTGGGGGTGGCGGCGATCACCCTCTACCCGTTCATCCTGTTCCGGGATCCTGAGCCCGGGCCAGCGCTCGTTAACCACGAGCGCATCCACGCAGCCCAGGTGCGCACCGTGGGCTGGCTGCGCTTCTACGCCGGCTACCTGTGGCAGTACGCGAAGGGCCGGCTGCGCGGCCTGGGCCACGCCGCAGCCTACCGGGCCATTGGCTACGAGGCCGAAGCCTACGCGCACCAGCACGACCCGGGCTACCCGGAACAGCCGATGGCGTGACCCGTCGCAAGCGCGAGCAAATTCTGCCGAGCCTCAGCTCAAGTTGTTGTCGCTGAAGGTGGCAAACACGTCGAAAGAGTTTGCGAAGTAGTTGGATACAAACGCACGAGACCCGACTTTGAACAGGTTTTGGCCAGGCATGATGTCGATGCGCTGCGCCATTGGCTTTGGCGCCTCAATCGCCAAGCTGTCACACGAACCATAGAAGGGCGATCCGCCACTCACGTCGGTAGTCATGGAAGCTCCCGCGCCCCAGGCGAGAAAGGTCACGATCAAGAGACCATTAGAAGCTTTGTCCCGAAAATGTGTCATGTCACCTCCAAGGTTGACGACCCTGGCTCCATGTTAACCCGATGAGTACCTGGACACAAAGCGTCACCCTGACCGAGCCCGCCGGGCTGGGCCCGCTGGCCTCGGGGATCTCCGACCTGGCCACGGCAGCGAACGCCACCCTGGACGCCTCCCAGGCGGCCCTGGACGCGGCCCGGCTGTTCCTGGCCGGCACGGCCGCGCCGGAGGCCGCGGCGGCCGAGGCGCTGGTCACCGACACCCGTGGGCTGCTGGACACGCTGTTCGGCGCCGGGTTCCACCAGCTCGTGGTGCACCCCTGGACGCCCGGCGTGGGCCGCGGCCAGGGGCCCTGGCGGCACCTGGACTTCCCGGCCTGCGTGCGCGCCATGGCGGAGAGCTTCGACGACGCCGGCGACCCCGAGCGCCCGCAGTTCTCCAGCGGCGCCGCGGTGGAGCTTGTGGCCCTGGTGGCCGGGGCCCCCAGCCCGGCGATCTTCCGGCAGGTTCTGGAGGCGCTGAGCGCACTCACGGGCAGCAGCGATTTCCGGCTGGCGCTGCGCCGGCTGGAGCAGGCCTTCGCGCTGGAGGCCGAGCGCTACGTGATCACCGAGGGCTCGCGGCCCCCGGACTGGCAGAGCGCCACCGTGCGCGAGGCCTTTCCCGCCCTGGCGCCCCTGGAGGCGGCCCTGCGCGACAACCTGGCGCTGCTGGAGGGCTACGCAGCGGGCGGGGACAAGGCGGCCGACATCGCCTCGGCCCTGATCTCGGCCAAGTGCGCCCAGCTCGCCGCGCTGCAGGACAAGCTGGCGACGGCGACGGCGCTGTTCGGGCAGGGACTGGACGGCGCGGGCGTCCATGCGCTGCACGTCAGCGGCACGGGCGGCAACGCCCTGCTCAGGAACGAGCTGCTGGGCGCCGCCGGCGCGCCGGGGCCGGAGCTGAGCTTCTGCGCCGGCGTGTGCTGGGTCGGGGTGGAGGGAAGCCTGGCCGGGCTGGCCGGCGTGCTGGGGATCTGAGCCACGAAACGACAAAACCCGCCTGGAGCGCAACGGCTCCGCGGCGGGTTCACCAACTTCTCAAGCTGAGAAAAGCCTATGCGCCTCGAGCAGGCATGTCAATACCGACCCGGAGACCGGCTGTGAACGGCTTCCTCCCCTGGCTGGGCGGCAAGCGCCGGCTGGCCAACCTGATCGCCGGGCACCTGGAGCGCCTGCCCCACGCGTGCTACGTGGAGCCGTTCGCCGGTGCCGGGCACGTGTTTTTCCGAAAAAGCCCGGCGGCCGGGGATGTGCTGGCCGACCGCAACGCGGAGCTGATGGTGCTGTACCGGGTGCTTCAGCGCCACGTGGAGGAGTTCCTGCGCTGCTTCCGCTGGGCGCTGGTGAGCCGGGCCGAGTTCGAGCGCCAGAAGACCGCGCGGCCGGACACGCTGACCGACGTGCAGCGCGCCGTGCGCTTCTACTACCTCCAGAAGCTGGCCTTCGGCGGCCGGGCCGTGGAGCAGAGCTTCGGCGTGGACACCCTGCACCGCCCGCGCATCAACCTGCTGCGCCTGGAGGAGACGCTGTCCGCGGTGCACCTGCGCCTGGCCGGCGTGGGCCTGGAGTGCCTGGACTGGCGCGCCTGCCTGGCCCGCCACGACGGACCCGACACGCTGTTCTACCTGGACCCGCCCTACTGGGGCAGCGAGGGCGACTACGGCGCGGGGCTGTTCGCGCGGGAGGACTTCGCGGCGCTGCGCGAGGCGCTGGCCGCGCTGCGGGGCCGGTTCGTCCTCAGCCTCAACGACCGGCCCGAGGTGCGCGCGCTGTTCGGGGACTTCCACCTGCTGCCCGTGCAGACGCTGTACACCATCCACGCCCGCATCAACACCAGCCAGGCCGCGGAGCTGCTCATCAGCAACGCGGCGCTGGCCGGCTGACTGCGCCACCTGACCACGCCACTCACGGACGAGGAGGCATTCATGAAGGGATTCCTGCCCTGGCTGGGCGGCAAGCACTACCTGGCCAAGACCATCGTGCCCCTGATCGAGGCGGCGCCGCACACCTGCTACGTGGAGCCGTTCATGGGCGCCGCGCACGTGTTCTTCCGGCGCGAGCCGGCCAAGGTGGAGGTGCTCAACGACATCAACCGCGACCTGGTGACCCTGTTCCGCGTGCTCCAGCACCACCTGGAGGAGTTCCTGCGCTGCTTCAAGTGGGCCCTGGTGGCGCGCGACGAGTTCTACCGGCTGGATC